AGTACAACGGAAAAGTCGATACGGTCAGACGAGACGATGGTGGCGCTGACCTGAGCGGTACGAGCATAGCCGTTTTGCAGCAGGGGTTGCATTGCCAGGCTGGCGTAGTTCTCCACGCGCAGACGCACGCTTTCCGTGAGCTTCTCGCGGTCGAGAAGCCACAGTTTGGAACCCCATGAAAAATCACTGAAGGAGTCGCCCGGCCAGCCCCGACGGTCATCTGTGCCGTCGGGAATGACGTCGCTATCGGAAGCCTGGGAGTCGGTGAAAAGACAAATCAGCACTAAAGTAACAAGGCCTTCGTCAGACGAAAGGCCATTGTGGGTTACTTCGATATCACCGCCTGCGGGGAGGTGCCAATTTATTCTGATGGTCATAACGGTTTCGTTGTATCAGCACCGTCGCCATCCTTGTGAATATGGTCAAGGAAGCTTTTCCCCTGAACCTGAATATCTTCACTGAAGTTGGTGGGACCGGTGAAATTAATGAGTTTACTCACAATGTCACAGGACTCTTCAGCAACCAGATTAACCGCTTTCCCCCTTATTTCTATGACGCCGTCTTGCTTGAGGGTGATGGTATGGCCCTCACTGTGATACACGCAAACGTCGCCGGGGTCCAGTCCCCTGGGGCGGGATTTCTTGTCCTCAACGGCAATGGCGACCATGCCCGAACGTCGCCCTCCAACAGCCACCACAATCGCTTCAGAACCGGGTGGAGGCACCGATGACATGCCGTAGTTCTGGAAGCGTTCGACGCTGTCGTTGGTCTCGTTCGCCAGGGTTTGCACCTGGAGGTTTTGCCGCCCCAGGCTGTCGGTCACGATACGCACCACGGCCCGGTCCACCATCAAGCGCACGCGGCGGCCCATTGACGTGATGGAGCGGGCAAAGTTCGCCGGATTCAGTCCCATGTGGCCTCCGATTTGGCGGTTTTCTTCGCCTTGCCTTTCTTGCCCTTGGCCTTCTCGACGGGCATATCCATCGCTTCCGGCGGCACCAGGCTCAGCACGGTGATCCGGCCATTGTCATCGTGGGAAAACGACACGGTCTTAATCAGCCATGTCTCCTTCAGTTGCTGAATGGGGTCGTCGATCGGCACCAGGATATTGGTTTGCCACAAGGGACCGGTGTCGCCGTTTTCCCGCCACCCGGTCACCGTAATCTCGGTGGTGTTGGCCTCGCCCAGGGCGCTGGCCTTGTACCACTCCCCGCGTGCGCTGGCACCGCTCACCGTCAGGTTGTCTTCGTTCACCAGGATTTTCGGGCGGTAGCGGTTGATCTCCGGGTCGCTGACCACCGTCTGCCGTCCGCCGACCACCTTGGTGGGCTGGTCGTCCCAGGTTCCCCCACCGGCGGCCACCGAGCCTTTGACGATGTATTGACTGGCGCGCTCACGCCAACTGAAGCGCCCCCGGGCCGCCAAGATATTCTGGCCCAACACCAGGGAGACCGTAGCGCGCCGGGTGGATGAACGGGTGATAACCAGTCGCCCCAGGGCGTCGGAGGTCATCAGCACGCCGCGCTGTTTTGCCAGGCGATCGAGCAGCTCGAAAGCCGTTTCACCCTGTTCCAGGGTCACGCCGCCAAAGGCGTCGCCGGTATCGGTCTCGGTGATAACCTGGATATTGTAGGGTTTGCAGACGGCCGCAGCGATTTTCTCCAGTTTCTGTCCGCTCCACTGGCCGGACTTATCGACCACCGAGCTGTCCACCAGGTCGCCGGTCTTGTCACGGCCCATCACCCGCAGCGAGACGTTCTGTGCGTCATAGCTGGGAATGAAGTCGTCGATATAGCCCGTCAGCACACGGTCCTGGTCGATGGTGACGGTACACGGCATGCCTTGCTTGATGGCGCGCGGTGCGGCCTGTGACCACTGTGACGTCACCGTCAGGTCGAACTCTCCGGCGATGCTGTCCAGGCTGCGGTTGACGGTCATCGCGGTCCAGCCACCCCAGATTTTGCCGTCCACGTTGAGGGTTAACTCATCAGGCATTGTCGATCACCTCGATAATTTGACCGGGTTGAATGAAGGCGGGATAGCGTAGCCGGTTACGCAGCACTAGGCTGTCGCGCTGCTCGGCGTTCCCCAGTTCGCGCCAGGCCAGCAACGCCACCGGCAGCGTGTTAGCCGGCGACACGCGACGCAGCTCCGGCAACTGGACGCTGCGCAGGCGCACGTCGTTGACCACCGCAAAGCGCAACTCACGCAGCGCCCGCCACAGCTCGCGCTGCCCGGACTCCACCGCGATGATGGCTTGCTCGCCCAGCAGTGCGGCCAGGTCATCACCGGCGCGCTGCGCTTCCTGGCTGGTCGCAAAGGTCGCAGTGGCGATGGTCTCGGCCTTGGCCGCCAGGACAGCGGTGACCACCACCAGAGTGAAGTCGGTGATGTTGTCGGCCATTGCCGGGGAGACATCGACCAGGGCGGTGGGCGTGACGCTGCTGGCGAACCCGGCCTCGGCATCCACCGCCACGTTGTCGGACAGGGACTTGGTCGCAGCCTGGGCGGCACGGTCACCGTCCCACTTGTCGCGCAACTGGTCATACACCTGCAACGCCCACGGGGCCTCGGTGACCAGGTCTTTCATATCGCTGACGAGGTTTGTGACATCGCGGATCAACTCGCCAGGCGTCGCCACCATGATGCCCGCCAGGTCTTTGAAACGGTTGAGGCGGTCCATCCAGTCATTGAGTTCATCCGGCAACGTTGGCAGGTTCGCCACCAGACCCTGCATGTCGTCCAGCAGCGTGTCCACCATGCTGCCCAGACCATCGATAGCCCCGAAGTAATCGCCGTTTGCCAGGGCAGCTTTTACCTGGTCGGCGGCGCTCAGGGTGGTGGCCGTCGTGTCTTCCTGGGCGGAGGGGAACAGCTGTTGACCGGCCTCGAAGACTTCAAAGCTGACATAGACGATGCCGCCTTCCTCGGTGCTCAGGCGGTGGGTGACCTTACCGGCCTGTACCTGCTGCACGCCATACCAGGGATGCACCAGCTCGCCCGGGCCTGGGGTGTTGAGTGCAGCCAGCAGCTGCTTGAGCTGCGTCAGGTAGCCGTCGCCCAGGAGAATGCCGGTGACCTGCTGCTGGGTCAGCACCGCGCCGTTGTCTTCAGTCCAACCCACTTCCTTGCGTGGATATTCGCGGGGGATGGCTCTGCGGCCCCCGTTACCCTCGATGTCCTTGACATAGAACGCCACGCCCCGGAACGAGGCGTCATGCAAATCTTCCCATTCAACTGCCATCAGTCTTGCTCCACATTACGCACGCCGCTGGCGGCACTCAGGGTCACGCCTGGCGCATTCACATTAACTTTTGTGACCTGTACCCGGTCATCTTTAACCGTCACCTCGATGTTGCCCTGGAGCTGTTGAGGAACCATCGGATAGGCCGGGTTCTGGTTTTGTGGCTGGAGCGATGCCCACGGTGATGGATCCTGATACGTAGGCGCTGAGGTAAACCAGTTTTTGACGTCTGACCACATGGTCGAACGGTCGGCGTTTTCCTTAGCGCGTTTGAGTAATGCCGCTCGCTCTTCGTCGTTTTTGGGGAATGGGACCAATGACGCGATTTCAGTCGCGGTGTTTACGGCCATCCCAACTAATCCACCCGTATTGCTTTTTGGTTTACCTTCAGGAACTCCGGGAATGTCGCCACCGCCCATACCGCCACCAGGCATGTTGGTGACATACACCGGCATCACCCCGGAGCCAAAGACATCTGCAACACCTGCGGGGATACCTTTCTTGCCAGGGCGTAAAAAGTCATAGGCACCTTTGCCAATCTGGAAAGCCTTGCGAGCAACCACCAAGCCGCCGGTGGCAATTGCCACGTTCTTGCCGATCTCCAGCCAGTTCTGGACCGTGTCCTGGTCTACGGAGTTCAGCGCGTCGGCCAGCTCTTGCACTGGAGATGCCAGTTGATTGGTGGAAAACTTGTCCCAGACGTTGCTGAGGCTCTGGATGGCCGAGGTAAAATCTTTGGCCGCATAAGCCGCATCATTCATGATGCCGGTACCATCCCCGACCACAGCTTGATATCGCTTGAGGTTTTCGGCACCTTTACCCGATGTGACACTGCTGATAAGCAGGATACTGTCCTGATTAAATCCCGCCCCTAATAAACGCGCGCTCTGTTTTTCAGCCCCCTTGTTGCCTGACTTTTTGGCTACCTCACTTAGCAGTGTTGGTAATTCGCGCATACGTCCATCTTTACCAAATACATCAATCCCGTTTGCTTTTAACGCCTTGGCAACCTTAGGATTTTGCAGGTCACGAATGAGGTTTTCTGTCGCCGTAGCTGCGGTATCCCTGTCACCAGTCGCATCAATGGCTGACTCCAGCACTACGCCAACATCTTTTACCCCAGCAACTCCGCGACCACCTGCGGCCGCATACATCGAGAAGGCTCTAACGCCTTTTTCGGCAATATCCTTCAGCTCAAAGGCGCCTTCCTTACCCAGTCGGTTTAGCGTATCCATCGCCAGTATGGCTTCACGCTCATTCTGTATTTGGAATTTGGTGAAGTTGGAAAATAGTCCCCCGATTGATTCGCCAGTACCGCCAGAACCGGCGATGGAGGCCGAAATTGCGTTACGGTTTTTATACCCGAAATCGATATCACCCGTGACGGTGCCGACCTTTTCAACGGCGCTCACCACTTCACTGTCATCGACCCTGAATTTAATGGATGCATCCTGCATCCCACTCAGCATGGTGGACATCTCCGCCCGGGTTTTCTCTGCGGCGATCCCCATTCGAGTCATCCTGCGATCAACCTGGGTAAAGTTGCGGAGCATGGCGCTACCCGCAAATCCCGCAACTATCCCCGTGTAGCGGCTACCCAGTGCATCGAGACCCCGTCCGGCAGCTGCACTGGTGGCCTTTACTAAAGCCATGGCCCGCTCATTACGACGGGCGAACTCGGACATGTTGGCCCCGTACTGTCTGGCCTTGGCGGTCAGATTGCCCGCAAGGTTGATGACGATTTCAGTATCAAGGCGATTTGCCATGCTGCTTCCTCAACTGAGCTGTGATGCGGAACAGCTGCCGCAAAGGCAACTGTTCCAGGTACGACACGCTGAACCGCGCGGAGAGGTTGACGAGAAGATTACTGAGTGCCGTCGCCAGCGGCATCAGCTCGCCCCCTGTCAGCGACCTCCGTCAGCAGGTCGTCCAGTTCATCAGCCTGAGTCGTCAACTTATTCAGGTCTTTTGGATGGAGCTGATAAAGCTGCTTCAGGCTCAACGGCCCAGGAATGCTGCCAATGGACGCAATCTGACGGCGCAGCAGCTCCAGTCCCATTAGGACCTCGGAGCAATAGGCCACCGCTTTGCCGTTATCTCCGATGACTACACGCTCAGCCGCCAGCTGTGCATCAACGATGTCTTTCGACTCCAGTTCGCGCAACGTCACCTCCATGTGGGTGGCTTCATCCGTCGTGCCTTTTCCGGTCACCAGACCGTGGATCAATGTCACTGTCATCTGTGCCATGCTTACACCTTCACGCATCGGGTGCCGATGAAGGTCACTTCGATTTGTCCGCTGTCTTCGGCCAGACTGGCCGGGTTTTCCGCTGCCGCACCGGTCACCATGTAGCTCTGGCCGTTGTCACCCTCAAACATGACAGTGACTTGCTCCCATTGGCCAATCTCAATCACGTCCACGTCATCCCGAGCCGCCAGTGTGACCTGGACTGTCGGGTGGGTGGTCTTGCGGGAGTAGCCCCAGTTCTTACCACCGCCGCTGTGCATCGTGCGGTTATAGCCGCCGGGGTTCAGCGTGGACGTCCCTTTGGTCGGCAGTTCGCGTCCGTTCACGCGAATCGATGCTTCACCTAAAATCATGTTGCCCCCTTAGAGCTTGAACTGGATGAGGCCTGCCAACACACGCAGTTGGTTCACCAAGTTCGGGTGGATAATGAAATTCAACCTGTTCTTATCAGCGCTGTCCCGTGTGACCTGCAACGTGTCCTTGTAGTCATCAAAATCCTCGACCAGCCCGGCTGGCTCCAGCTCTGTGATGAATATGTCCAACAGCTCCTGGGTGCATAGCTTCGGGGTCATTACCGGCTGGCCTGGCTCCAGCGTCGCCAGCACGTCGTCGTCGGCCAGCTTGTGGCGCGGGTAGCGGGTACTAAAGCGGTTTTTGATGACGTAGCGGATATGGCCCAGCGTCGCCGGTGACGTGATGTCTAAGTACGACACATCGGCATCGCCTAATCGGTTGACGCGATATGTGGTTATTTCGCGCTCGATACAAACATTGCCGCCCGCATCGACGTTGTGCGTCGCTACGCCATCAAACAGGTGCAGGTTGCGTTCCTGCATATCCCAGCGCACCGCCTTGTCCGGCGGCAAGATACCTGGCAGTGCCAGCGTCTGGAGTGGGCGCGCCGGGTCGATCGCCAGGTGATAAGCAGCAACGGCGCCATAGGCAGCAGCCCACAAGTACGGCGGCTG